GAGGATTCACTGTTCTTTGTTTCAACAAATTTAACACTTTGGGGTTATGAATTTAATTGGGAACACATAAGTGGCTATTCTTGTTCTACTCATATTGTAGAAGGAGATAGGAATAGCGAAAGATTATTAAATGTTGCTGTTATCGGCAACATATACGATAATCCAGAGTTGCTGGAGGTAGAAAATGAAGTATATATTTGAATGCGATGAAATAAAGAAATGCTTAGAGTGTCCGTTCGCAACTCTTTATATACACGATGATGAAATATCTTGTAAATTGAACAGAACATGGCATAAGGGTGATATAAAGCCAAGCAATTGTCCGTTGGAGGTAGGCAATGAATAGATTGACAAATAAAAGTGAAAACAATGCAATACATGATTATGAACCAACTGAATACGGAAATGATTTAGATAGAACTGATTTACTTGGAAAATATGAAGATTTAGAAGAACAAGGCTTATTAATAAAATTACCTTGTAAGGCTGGGAGTACAGCATTTCAAATTGTAGGTGATGAAATAGAAAAATTAATGGTGGGAAATTTTCATCTCAATGGAATTAGTGAATTAGTAATGTTTATAAAAACAGATGGAGAAACATTTTTAGATTATGCTGATTTATTTGGTGAGGAATTTTTTCTAACACGAGAAGATGCAGAAGAAGCATTGAGAGGTAGAAGATGACAACTGAATTCTTCTTGCCTATGGTAAAAGTACCAACTACTACTCATCAACAGAAACAAATAAGAATTATCAAAGGTAAGCCAATAGTATATGAACCGGATGATCTTAAAGCAGTACGTGCAAAGTTGATGGCTCACCTGGGGAAGCATGTGCCAGAGAATAAATTCAAAGGTCCTTTGCGCTTGATTGTAAAATGGTGCTTCCCAATTACAGGTAAAA